TAAAACAAATTCAATTATCCTTAGATGGAATATTTGAAGAGGGGATACAAGATGCCAAAAAAGAAAACTAATAATGTAAAAACAGAGATTAAAAAAATAACTAAAAAGAAAAAACGAAAAGTTTATTTCGGACAAGAGGTTCAAGATGCGATTATTGAGTATAATTCAACTGAAAGAAGTGGTGAAAAAAATATAATTTATGGAAAAAGAATACATGCAGCATTTGATAAGTTGGCTGAAAACATAATTAATACTTTTAAATTTACTTATTTTGATGACCCCTTTCAAGATGTTAAACATGAAGTAGTTGCGTTTATGGTAATGAACATGCATAAATATGACCACACTAAGGGTTCAAAGGCATTTAGTTATTTTTCAGTTGTAGCTAAAAACTATTTAATTCTTCATAATAATAACAATTATAAAAAATTAAAAACTCATGATGGTATGGATGTATTAGATAGACATAGAGGTAAGGATTCTAATTATGAATCTGACTTTGTAACATTAACAAATGAAATAATTGAATACTTTGATTCAAATATGAATACTATATTCAAAAAAAATAGAGATTTAAGAATAGGATATGCTATTATTGACTTAATGAAGCAAAGAGATGATATTGAAAACTTTAACAAAAAAGCATTATACATTTTAATTAGAGAGATGACTGATGTGGAAACAGCTCACATAACTTCAGTAGTTAATGTATTGAAGAAACATTATAAAAAACTACTAAATACCTATCACAAGAATGGAACAATAGTTCATAACTTTTCAGGTTCATTCTTTTAAATACTAAACCCTCTTAAATGAGGGTTTTTTATTTCATACAATTTCTCACAAATTTTATATTTATATATGAATAAGTCTATCTATAGGAGATGATATGTCAGGCGAAAAAGAAATATTTGAGGGAAAAACTTTTCAAGATTTAACAAAAGATATTTACGAAAACACAACAAAACGTAAAACCCAAATAGATTTGTTAATATCAGAAATACACGGATTCATAACAACCATAGATGATGTAGTATTGGTTGCACCCATAATTAAAGAATATATGGATACTGCTGTTCGTAATGATGAACACTTAGTAAAACTCGCTGGTGTATTACAGAGAATTATATCTAAATCACAAGGTGAATCTGATGAATCAATGTTGCTAAGTGATGAGGAAAAAGCTGAGTTAATGGGAACACTTCAAGATACTGTTGATGATTTACAGAAAGAAAGTGAAAAACTTGAAGGAATAAAAAATAAAACTATTTCATCGGGATATACGGAGAGTTAAATGGGTTCAATATTTACAACAACATCTGAAAATCAAATAAAAGGATTCGCTGGTAAGAGACATGATGTTCCTTTTTATTTACAGTTTGTCGCTGGATATGTTGTTGAGGTGGTTCATTCTGAAGAGAGTAAGAATTATGGAGGACCAAACACCATTAATTCAATTATAGCTTTACCTCACTATACTGATAAACTTTATAAAAAAAGAGCTTCTGCTTCGGATGAGTACAGATACTTCCCGTTGTTAAGGGGTATAAATGACGTACCTTCAAAGGGAGACCCAGTTTTATTATGTACTATTAATAAAATTCAATATTATTTAGGACCATTAAATACAACTAAAAACAGTCCGACCTTCAATGAAGACACAGCTTATACAAAAGAACTTATAGTAAAAAATTTATCAGGTCTTGGTGCTGGTAATGTTACATCAAGATTAGAGAGAGGTGAGAGTCCTAATTTTAATAAAAATAGAATGTATAATAGAATGTCAAAATCAAGAAAAGTTGCATTAGATTATGGTGACTATGTGAATGAAACAACTGGTGATATGTTACTTGAGGGTAGACATGGTAATAGTATTAGAATTGGTAGTCGTAGTAATAACCCATACTTATTTATATCAAATCAAAGAAACGCTGGTAATTCTATTGAGACGTTAGGTGATGGTAGTTTGATAAGTATTACATCACTTGGTACTTTAAGACAACATTTTCCAGAATATATTTTTTATACTGGAGCTGATTACAAACCAGTTAAGGGTTTTACATTGGCTTCTGATTTAACAATAGATACTAATGAAACTCCACCAAGTAAAACTATAGGAAATTTAGTGACAAGTTTACCTGAAAATGGTGGGGAAAATACTGATAACTTAATTTATAACTATGTAGGTAACCAAATGTTATTACATTCGGATAGAATAATTTTAAATTCAAAAACTGAAAATATGTTTTTATCTTCAAACAATGACATTCATATTGGGGCAAAAAGAAATTTAACAATATCAACAAATAAAAAATTAATCATTGATTCAGAACAGATATTTTTAGGTAATCCGACGCCAGGTGGACAAGAAACAAAAATGGAGTCAATGGTTTTAGGAACAACTTTATTAGAATTATTAAAAGAAACCTTAGCTGTTATTAAAAACTCACAAGGTATATGTCAAGGAGCTCCTATACCTTTAGCTGATGACACTGGAGCACCCGGTGGTGTTAACGCGAAAATAACACAAATAGAACAAAAGATAGACCAAATTTTAAGTACAAAACATTTTATAGAACCAAACGTAGAAGAATAAAAAGAGGAAGTTATGAAAAAGAAAAAACCAAATATAAAAACTATAATCAGACAAATCGTTAGAGAGGAAGTTGCGATGGCTATCAAGGAAGTGATAACTGAATTGAAACAACCAATTAAATCTCAACCAAAACCACAAAAGAAAATTGTTGAGAAAAAATCATTTACAAACAATTCAGTATTAAATGATGTATTGAATGAAACAGCTCAAGATGGTGAGTGGAAAACATTGGGTGGTGGTGAGTTTACTTCTGATAGAATGAATGAATTAGTTGGTAGACAATATGGTGATATGATGAATGGAACACAACCAGTTCCATCAAGTGACCCAATGAGTCAATTTTTAAATAAAAATTATAGTGAAGTGTTGGAAAAGTCAATAGAAAAATCTAAAAATAAAATTGGAAGATAATAATGGGATTAAAACAAGATTTAATTGATGCAAAGATTGAAGGATTAAAAGAATCTGGTGTGGCTGAAGATGCTATCCAACAAGCAGAGAAATCTCTTAATATTCAATGTGAATTAGAAAAAGAAGCTATTGTAAATTTTCTAACAAAGTGTCAATTTAGAGTTACACAATTAAATGCGAATGTTATATTGGAAGATTTTAAAATACCACCTCAACAAGGTGATATTCAACCTGATGTACAAGTTGCTGCGAACATTCCAGTAAATACTTCAGGTGGTCCTGGTACAACAACTGCAGTTGGTATGTTGAATAACACAGATGCTAAAGAAAATGGTACTGGTGGTATTTTAACTAAAGATATTGATGTTGGGGTGTCGGGTGGTAAAACAGGTGTTTTACAATCAACTGGATATACTTACATTGGAGGAGACCCATTTTCACAAGATAACTTTGATGTTGAGGATGAAAGTGGACAAAGAATATTTACAGAAGTTAAATTATTTAGAAATGACATTGAGGACTTATTATAATGGCTGTTAAAGACACATCAAGAAAACCATATATTCAAGATAATGACACCCGTGTAAAAGTTGGTATTGATTTACCCATCCGTAGAGGTGATGACTTGGATGGATTTTTTGCAACCACTTCAACAACCATTGAAGCTGTAAAAAACAATATAAGAAATTTACTACAAACGGAAGAAGGTGAAAGATTTTTTCAACCAAATTTAGGACTGGGGCTAAGAAGTTTATTGTTTGAACACATCACATCTGAAAATTTAATTACTGTTCAAGATGCTATATTGGATAAAATGGAGTTATGGTTACCTTTTGTAGAAGTGAGAGATATACAAGTTTTAAGTACAGATGATTCAACTGATGTAGGAGTGAATGAAATTAGAATAAAAATAGATTTTAATATTAAACAAGACCCAAACACTTTGGATTCGGTAACTTTGAATTTTTCAAGTGATATAACAGAGGGAGATAGATAATGCCAACATATGGTAAAGAAAATTTTAAAGAGTCAAACGTAAATTATTTAAATAAAGATTTTGCAGCATTGAAACAATCATTAATGAATTATGCTAAATCTTATTTTCCAGATACCTATCGTGATTTTAATGAAACATCACCTGGTATGATGTTATTAGAAATGAATGCATATGTTGGTGATGTATTATCATTTTACATTGATAAACAATATCAAGAGATGTTATTACCATTAGCTGAAGAAAGAAGAAACATAATTACAATGGCTAAAATGTTCGGTTATAAAGTTAAACCAATTGTTCCAGCTTATGTTGATTTAACTTTTACTTCTGAGGTAAATGCTGCAAATGATGTTTCTAAAGTTGATTATTCTAACGCTGGTACGTTTGATGCTGGTATTGAAATACCATCATCTACAAACTCAAATATTATTTTTACGACACTGGAGCCAATAGATTTTAGGATAACAGGTTCTAATGATACTGAAACTATTGGAACTACTGACGCGTCAGGTTTAGTTTCCACTTATACACTATCAAGAACTGTAAGAGCTGTAAGTGCTACTGAAAAAACAATTACATTTCAAGTTGGGGTACCTGAAAAATTTAAAACACTTATTATACCTGATACAAATGTAATTGATATTGTTTCTTGTGTAGA